AGACGGATTAAGGAAATATATGGCACTCGTACTTGCGGATCGCGTAAAAGAATCAACTACCACGGCGGGTACTGGAACAATAACTCTGCTTGGCGCAGCACCGGGGTTTCAGTCTTTTGCGGTGATTGGCAACGCTAACACCACCTACTACACCATCGCCGGTCAAACCACATCTGAGTGGGAAGTAGGGATTGGTACATACACCTCGGCGGGTACACTTTTAGCCAGAACAACAGTCTTGTCAAACAGTTCCGCAACAGAACCTTCCGCGTTAAATTTTGCAGCGGGCACAAAAGACGTATTTGTCACCTACCCTTCTGGGAAATCAGTCAACCTTGATGCTTCTGGGAATGCTACCGCGCTGGGAACACCTGCGTCGTTCGTTGGAACAAATATTACAGGCACCGCTTCGGGCTTAACCGCTGGTAATGTCACCACAAATGCCAATTTAACCGGAGATGTAACCTCGGTTGGAAACGCAACGAGTATTGCCGCAGGAGTAATTGTCGATGCAGACATTAATGCATCAGCCGCTATTGTTGATACAAAGCTGGCAACAATTTCCACAGCTTTAAAAGTCAGCAACTCGGCGACGACAGCAACAAACGCAAACACAGCATCAGCCATTGTTGCCCGGGACGCATCAGGAAACTTTAGTGCAGGAACAATTACAGCTTCTTTAACAGGCAACGCATCAACAGTTACAACTAACGCCAATTTAACTGGCGACGTGACCTCTGTTGGCAATGCAACAAGTATTGCTGCCGGTGTAATTGTCAATGCAGACATCAACGCGTCTGCTGGCATTGTGGACACCAAGCTGGCGACAATTTCTACAGCGTCAAAAGTTAGCAATTCAGCTACTACAGCAACCAATGCGAATACCGCGTCCGCAATCGTTGCCCGTGATGCCTCGGGTAACTTTTCTGCTGGAACAATTACAGCTACATTGACAGGTACGGCAACTGGTTTGGCGGGAACTCCAAACATTACTGTTGGAACAATTGCATCAGGAAACCTTACTGTTACTGGAGCAATTACAGCAACCGGGAACATTACAGCTTTTTTCTCTGATGACAGACTTAAAACCCGGATTGGTAACATCCCCGACGCGCTGGCTAAAGTGCAGACACTCAACGGTTTTCACTACCACGCCAATGAAACAGCCGTAGCACTGGGGTATGAGGTCATACCGGAAATTGGGGTATCAGCCCAAGAAGTTCAGAAAATACTGCCAGAAGTTGTGGCTCCGGCCCCAATCGATGAGAAGTACCTGACTGTTCGCTACGAGCGCTTGGTCCCTCTGTTAATTGAGGCCATCAAAGAACTGAACGCCAAGGTTACCGCGCTAGAGCAAGTCGTGGCAAAATCAACGCAAGGATAATCATGGCAAGCACCTACTCCCCCTCACTGCGAATTGAATTGATTGGCGCTGGCGAACAGGCCGGTACGTGGAACAGCACTACCAACACAAACCTCGGCACGCTGATTGAGTCGTCAATTGCTGGGTACGTGTCGGTGTCCGTTACCTCGGCTAACCAAGCCTTCACTGCGCTGGACGGTGCTGCTGACCAAGCGCGAAACGCAGTCATTGCGCTGACCACCACAACTGTAGCCGCTTTTGCCGTCTACGCTCCGCCTCAGGAGAAGACCTACATAATCTACAACACCACTGCGTTTACAGCAACAATTTTTAATTCAACGGTGATTGGTAACACAACCGCAGCGGGAACTGGTATCGCTATTCCCGCAGGCAAAAAAATCTTGGTGTTCAGTGATGGAACTAATTTTTATAGCGTAGACATATTTAATTTGACCGGCGCGGTAACTTCGGTTGGCAATGTTACATCCCTCGGCTCCTTTACATCTGCTCAACTTCTTGGTGCGCTTACTGACGAAACGGGTACAGGCGCAGCGGTCTTTGCCATAAGTCCCGTGCTGACAACACCTAATCTTGGTACGCCATCTGCCTTGGTTGGAACGAACATCACGGGTACAGCAGCAGCGTTTAATATTGGCGGTAACGCAGCCACGGCAACAACTGCGGCAGCAGCAACAACACTAGCTACAACAAACTTTTCTATAGTCGAGTCCGGTGGTAAGCTGTTCTTTAAGTACGGGGCTACAAACATTGCGTCGATGGACTCTTCGGGCAACTTGATTACGTTGGCGAACATTACCGCCTTCGGCACACCATAAGGAGCGAGCATGACGCTACCAGCATCCGGCGCAATTTCGCTTAGTGACGTCAACGTTGAGTTGGGGCTATCGAGCACGACTTCCATTAATATGAATCAAGCCACCGTGCGGACGCTGTTTGCCGTGGCTTCTGGCGCTATTGCTATGAGCGACGGATATGGTAAGTCCAATCAGTTTTCTTTTACCATTTCTAGTAACCAGACTAACGCAAATCTACGAACACTTGCTTTGGCCGCAGGGTGGCCCGGAACAGCTAAAGTCGTTGCAACTATTAACAGCGGCATTTTTGTTTCCTCAACATCCACGGGGTCGGCTGCGCTCACAATAAATGGCTCGTTTCCCAACGGTGTTGAACTTATAAACAGTGGCACTATTGCTGGTATGGGTGGAAATGGTGGTAATGGTCAAAGAGTATTTATCCCAGCAACCGTTGGAAGCGGTACCGCAGGCGGTCTTGGTTTGGCTGTGTCTGTAGCCGTGACAATAAATAATTTAGGCACTATTGGCGGTGGCGGTGGCGGTGGCGGTGGCGGTTCGTATTCTTTTAATTATTCAAATTATACCTCCGGTGGTGGCGGTGGCGGCGGCGGTGGTCGAGTAAACGGCACCGGCGGTACTGGCGAAGCTAATTCGGACGGTAGTGGTAATGGCACCAATGGTGGGAATGGTTCGCTTACCGCCGCCGGAGGTGGTGGAACAAACACCATTGGCAGTCCAAGATCAAATGGCGGTGCCGGGGGTGGTTTAGGCTCAGTTGGAAGCGATGGCACCATTGTGGCTGGTGGCCAAAGAGGCACTGGCGGCGCTGCTGGTGGAGCAATAACTGGCAACTCAAATATAACGTATATTAATACTGGCACGCGTTTAGGATCAATTACATGACCAATACGTCTACATATCGTCTACTTAGAATAGACAGAGAGTTTAATTGCATGGAGGTTGAGTATTTTACCGATACTGAAGGCCCAATACTCTATGGTATTGCGCTTCCAGAAAAGGATGAAGATATTGATAGTGTTATAGAAAAAGAAAATCCATTTAAAATACAAATAGATGCTGAAGAGGCAGGTAGTCCTATGGCAGGTATTGCAAATGGTTTACCCTTAACAATTTACTAAGGCTTATATGAACCAACCTATAACCAAAATGAATTGCGTAGCTAATTTGTTTGCGCGCATGATGCACTTTGTCAATGCGGGGGATATTGAAAATGGACACACACACGCATTTGACCATCTAACACTACTGGCGTCGGGAGGCTTGCGGGTAACTGTAGACGGGCAGGCAACCGATTTCTTTGCGCCGCATATGATCTATATTCATGCAGATAAAGAGCACGAACTTGTTGCTCTTTCTGACAATACGGTAGCGTATTGCATTCACGCGTTGCGAGATGGAAACGAGGTTGACGATATTTTAGACCCGGCGTCAATTCCAGCAGGAGTGAATCCAAGGTCTGTTGCTATGCCTTTATAGCCTGCGGCTAAATAACATGTATGGACGCTCTGCCGCCTACACCCCCAACGGCACAAGCTCCCGCGCCCGTATTTGAGTGCGTGAGATGGTCATGGTCATCTGACCGCAAAGATGTCTGGTGTTTAAAGTGGCGCGAGAAGGGCAAGCCTGAACCAAAGAAAGTAGCGGAGAACGAAAGTGATTGATCCACTGACGGCCCTAGCAGGTATACAGGCAGCGGTTGCGCTGATCAAGAAAGTCAGCAAGACTGTCGATGATGTATCGTCTCTCGGGCCTGTGTTGGGCAAGTACTTTGATGCAAAGTCCACGGCTACCAAGGCTGTTGTTCAGGCCAAGAAGTCCAAGTCATCGATGGGCACGGCCATCCAGATTGAGATGGCGCTCGACCAAGCCAAGCGGTTTGAAGATGAGTTGCAACTGCTGTTCATGCAGGCGGGAAAAATCGATGTGTGGAACCGCATCAAGTCCAGAGCGGCTGCGATGGATGTGGAGTCGGCCCATGATGCTCGCAGAGAAAAAGACGCAGCAGCCAAACGCAAACAAGAGATGGACGAGGTTACCGAGTTGGCGTTGCTAGCGGTTATCTTCTTCAGCTTGGTCGGGGTGATATTGTATTTCACCATTGGCATCCTTGAGCAGCAAAGATGAGTGACGAGCGTTTAAACCTAGTTGACAAAGTGCTGGCGTATGTCAGCAGCCCGTTCCGTCTGTTTGCAATGGTGCTCATGGCAGTCCTCACGTTTGCGGGTTACTTTGTATATACAAACCAAGAGTTGTTGATAGGGGCGTACAAGGAGTCCAGAAAGATTCCCAGCATCGCTGAAGACCGCGTAGAAGACGCAGCAGCTCATCTGTTTAAACAGTCTGGCGCACAGATCGTGGCGGTGTTTAAGGTCAACTCGATGTTTGGCACGCGCATCCTGTACAGAGCGTATACCAGAGAAGGTCGAGACAAAACAAATGACGGGCTGGACGTCGGGCTGTTTACACAGAACTCCGCCAACAACTCTGATGTTGTGCGGTTGATGGCAAATGAAATCCCGTGCGGGGAGTACACCAGCGCACAGTCAGAGATGGGTATTTGGTACATCGAGAAGGGCGTGGGCTATACATGCCGTATTAGCGTTCCACCGGAGCCGGGCAGGTTCGTTGGGCAAATCACCGTGGGTTGGGCATCACCGCCTGACAATTTAGAAAAGACCCGCGCCATGCTTCAAATTGCAGCAACCATGTTATCAAGGAGTAAACAGTAATGGACTGGCTAAAACAAATCGCACCGACAATCGCTACGGCGATGGGGGGCCCACTGGCGGGGATGGCTGTCTCGGCTATCTCCAAAGCAATCGGCGTAGACCCAGACAAGGTTGGCGACCTGATCTCCAGCAACAAGCTGTCAGCCGAGCAGATTGCTCAAGTCAAAATGGCCGAGATTGAGTTGCAGAAACAAGCGCAGGAGCTTGGCCTCAACTTTGAGAAGCTGTCTGTAGAAGACAGGAAGTCTGCGCGTGATATGCAGGCCGCTACAAGATCAATCGTGCCACCTGCACTGGCTGCAATCATCACCGTCGGGTTCTTTGGCATTTTGGGAATGATGCTTTTTGGCAAGGTTGACGGCAGCAACCCAACGATCTTGATGATGCTGGGCAGTTTGTCCACCGCTTGGACGGGCATCATTGCTTACTACTTTGGCTCCTCTGCTGGCTCACAGGCCAAGACAGACCTTCTTTCTAAGGCTCCGGCAATCA